CATTTGCAGCAGCATACAAATAGAACGGAGTACCAGCTGCACCTGTGCATCTATCTCGTAACACTTTTAAAGTTTGATAGGGAGTAAGGTTAGGAGGAATATAGAGAATAGGTTCTTGGACATCTTGTGATCCAAATAACAATCTTTTATTATTTTGAAAATTATCTCTAAGAATGTTATCCATCATTAAAGTAATTTTTCCTGCATAGGATTTATTTACATTGATAGCATTATTCCAAAAACTATCTCGATCAATTATTGATAAAGTAAAAGCTTCTGAAGTATCATTACCTTTTTGAGCTTTCATAACACTTTGTACATGAAACCATCTTGACCATCTATCAGAAGGTGAGTCAGGAAGATAACCTGAAATTTGCATATACTCTGTTCCATTGAAATCTATGTTTTCAAATACATTATTAGTATCTAAAAAAGACAATGAACCCATTACGTGAAGATTATCAATATCTTCTTCCAATTCAAGTTCAAGTAAACTTCCAGCAACATTTATTACTGATGTACGACCATGAACATAGATATTAACTTTGTCTATAGTATAACTATATGGATCATTCCTAGGCATTCAACATCTCGTCAGTAAATGTATTTGAAATATCAAATACTACATCTGGTTTGGGAACTTTTATTCTTTTTAATTTATCATTCTCTGCTCGCATCTCATCTATAAAAGATACAATAGCAAATGCACCACTGTAACCTCCCACACCAAGGCCACCCCCAAAATTATCTACATTGTATGGGTCAACATCTCGATACTTTCCAGCAGCATCGACATAATATGAAGCTGCATTGAATTCATCTGATTGCGCTCTAATTTGTACAGTTTGAGTAGTATCATTTGCAGCAGATATAACTTCACCTGCTTGAAATGTATCTGACGTTTCGACAATCAATTGACCAAAGTCTAAACGTCTATGAACGATTGTTCCTGTAGAACCAGATCCTAAACCATTTATTTGAGTACCAACTTTTAGTATTCCAGTGAGCTGGTTACTTGTAGTCAATGTAGTATTAGGAAACATTTTTTTACTTTTTAACTTCAATTGTCTTTCTGTTAAAGGCCAACCTTGTTCACGGATATGATCATTCATAAGATAAAAGATCCAATAATAATCTGGCGAGTTATATAAGAATTGAGAAATTTGATCTGGTCTATCACCTTCTTGTATAAAGTATTCAGAATAAAAGGCAAGGTTATCCTTTAATCTATCCACCATATCAACATAGGCTGTTAAGTCAGGAAAGGCAACAAATTTTTCACTATTGCCAAATGAATATGTTGTGTCAGGGAAAGATTTAAAATATGCCATTAGTTAAATATCCTATTTACTAAGTTACTGACTTGACCTTCTATAAAGTCTTCGACAATATTTTCAATACCACCATTTATGAAATCATCCCAACTTTCATATCTAGTTCGACCTGTAGCTGTTATTCCTCGTTGTACATCAGCTTTGGTCATAGCTCTTACTTCAACAAATGTAAGAGATAGATCAACTTCTGAAAATAAACCATCAGAATAAAACGAAGCACTAGTAGCATTATAAGATGTACTTATTGATCTTAGATAACAAGGTAGAAATTGAGGACCTCTTTGTTTATTTTTGTAAGATGAATGAATCAAAAACTGATTGGGAAATTCATAACCTACAGAAACTGCTCCTGCACCTATTGACTCAGGATACAATTCTGATCTAAAGAATTTTATTATTTTATGAATCTCCATGTTCTCATCATGGCTCAACGGTAACATTTTAAAAGTAAAGTTAAACTCTCTAAGTGGTACACCTTGGAAGACAGAACGAGTGTTAGGATTCACAGCAACTTGCAATCCACTTCTTACAACTGCATTTGTTGCTTCCCCTCCAAATTTTTGAGCTGCTGCAGCTGCTAATGTTCTTGTTAATCCTCCACTTGCGTCTCCAGCAATTGCATTTCTCACTGCATTTATCTCACCAATAGGATTCATCATCCTTGCAGCAGCACCAGCTGCTGAAAATTCTCCTCCACGTAACCCAGCTTCTACTGAAGCACCTTTCATACCTAGATTAGCATTATCAAATTGAACTGCATCAGTTATCTGTACACCAGCAGGCATATACATAGTTACTGTTTTATTAGTGTTTGCAGAATTGCCACCACCTGCAAAAGTACTACCTGCCACAGCTTCATATGCAGTACCTAATGTATCTAAAAAACTATTTTGCTCACCTATGTTATCAGAACTGTTCTGATTTTGTTTATGTAAGTTAGATTTACTAGATACTCTAGGAGCAATGTTTTCATATAAAGTAAATTTTATTTTACCTTGGTATTGGTTCTGATCCTCGTAAGGGAATTTTAATTTTTGTGGTGTTGTTAAGCGCATAGTTATTTTCCAATAAATATCAAAAACAGTTACGAGTATTTATATGGCTTATTCAGGAAAGTATAAGGTCTCTAAACCAAAGAAATATAAAGGAGACCATACTAAAGTGGTATACAGATCACTTTGGGAACTAGGTGCTTTCAAATGGTGTGATATGAATACAGATGTTGTGTCTTGGTCTTCAGAAGAAACTGTCATTCCTTACTTCTGGGATGTAGATAAAAGATACCACAGATACTTTATGGATTTAAAAATAACTTTCAAAAATGGCAAAACAATACTTGTAGAAATAAAACCAGACAAAGAAACAAAACCTCCCAAGCGTCCAGATAAGTCTAAGCGATACATTGGTGAAGCTATGACATATGTAAAGAATCAAAACAAATGGAAAGCTGCAGAAAATTATGCTAAAGATAATGGATATGAATTTCAGATATGGACTGAAAAAACTTTACAAAAAATGGGTATACTTCCTAAACTTCAACCACTTGGAAAGTTAAAACCTCTTACACCTATCCGTAAAAAGAAAACTAAGAAAAAAGTATAAATAGGCATATGGCAAATCTATTTCAAAATCTAGAGTTAGAAGCATTTCGTGCTGGTATAACTCCAAGAACAAAAGAGTCGATAGCTTGGTTTCGAAAGAAAGCAGGATCAATGCAGTCTGTCAATAGTAAAAAGATTATGAATAGTGAACCTATTGAGTTACGTAACAGACAGGTTATTGGTAGTATGTTTATGTACTACTATGATCCTAAGACAAAAGATACATTACCTTACTATGATAGATTTCCTCTAAGTATAATTGTATCTAAAGCTCCTGGAGGATTCTATGGTTTGAATTTACATTATCTTAAACCAACACTTCGTGCTAAGTTTTTAGACGGTTTAATGGATATAACTAATAACAGAGCATTTGACGAAACAACCAAATTTCAAGCTAGATATAATATGTTACAGAAAACATCTAAGTTAAGATTCTATAAACCTTGTTTTAAACATTATCTTTCAAATCAAGTGAGAAGTCGGTTTGCTTATGTACCACCTCCTGAATGGGAGATAGCTACATTTTTACCAACAGCGCAATTTGAAAAAGCTAGTCAAAATTCAGTTTATAAAGATTCAAGGAAAATGATACAATGAGTTTAAACATTGATGCATTCAAAGGAGCAGTAAGTGCTGGAGGTGGTTTTGCTAAAACTAATTTATTTGTTGTTCAACTACCTGTAAATATTCCAGGTGCACCACCTATAAACAGTAACACATTGAATCTTATTTGTAAAGGCGCTCAAATGCCTGGTAGACAAATATTGTCAAGTAAAAGAACTATTGGTATGAAATCTATTAAGACAGCTTATGGTTTTCTTACTGATGACGTTTCACTAACATTTCATGTTATGAATGATTTTAAAGTAAAAGAATATTTTGAAGCTTGGCAACAAAATGTAGTTAACACAACTACACAAGAATTAAATTATTTTAATGAATATACAAGAGATGTAGATATCAAACAATTAAGTAAACGATCTTCTTCATTTCAAAAATTAGCGTCTGGCTTAGTATTAGCAGATGCTATCTTCGAATTGTTTGGAGGTGATCTTCTATCTGATAGTCAGGTAGCAGGACTTCTAAATCAAACTGTTCATGGTGTAAGATTACAAAGCGCTTATCCTACAACCCTGAATGGATACGAACTAAATAATGAATTGGACGGCATGGTTGAATTGAATGTGCAGCTGTCCTTTAAAAACTGGAGACAACTATAATATGGCACTACCCAAACTAAATGACACCCCTAAGTATGATCTTGTCATTCCTTCGACGCAAAATAAAGTTCGCTATAGGCCTTTCTTAGTAAAAGAAGAGAAAGTTCTTATGATGGCTTTAGAGACAAAGGATAAGAAGAAAGCACTAGAAGCTATTGTAGATACAGTAGAGGCTTGTGTTACTGACGAAATTGATACTAAAAAATTAACAACGTTTGATGTTGAATATATGTTTACTCAAATAAGATCTAAGTCTGTTGGGGAAACAAGTAAGATAAGCATCAAATGCGAAGACTGTAATTCATCTGTTGAAGTTGAAGTACCAATTGAGAATATTCAAATTGAACTTCCAAAAATTAGTAATATTGTTCAAATTACAAATGACATTTCAATAAAGATGAAATGGCCTGCGTATAGTGAGATGACTCAATTTGATGTTGAGAATCCTTCTTTAGAAGATAATTTTAAAATGATTGGTAAATGTATTGATTCTGTACAAACTGCTCAAGAAAATTTATCTTTAAAGGATGAGTCAGATGAAGAAGTTCAATCATTTTTAGAATCCTTAACATCAGAACAATTTAAAGTTATTGGTGCGTATATGGAAAAAATGCCAAGGTTAGAACATACTTTAAATTATGAATGTAGCAAATGTAAAACTATGAAAGAAAGGACGTTGTCTGGTATATCGGATTTTTTCTAGTATGCCTCTCCCATGAAAGTTTAGTTGGATATTACAAAACTAACTTTCAGTTAATGCAGCACCATCATTACTCACTAACTGAAATAGAAATGATGATGCCTTGGGAGAGGGAAATTTACA